TTGCTAGGGTCAGTTCTTATTAAAGGTGTTGAGTTCAAGGAGAACGAGGCAACACTAGTGTCAGTAATTACTGGAGTATCCATTGAACCATAGCCATATTCAGTGAGAGTCACTGTGGTGTGGGTGTTGTTACCAAACGTCATAATCCCCCCTCAGAGATTGGAGTGCCACCCCTTTCGAGGTGGCTCTCGGTTTACTTCTTCGGCTTCGGCTTTCCCTTTGCCTTTACCTTGTGTACTACTGGTGTCTTGTATGGGTACTGCTTTAAGTAGTACTGGACTACAGCAGTATGAGTTCCCTTCCATGGAGACCAGTCCTTGCCCTCATCGCTCATTAGATAAGCGATCTTGGCATTGGTCACAGGGTTGAGTAGGTCTGCGTTTTCCGCAATACCATAATACGCCCTACGCTCTGCGCCCATGGCACCGAGCATGTTGATCTGGAATAGTCCATAGGACTTATCTCCTGTACGAAGATTTCCGTCAAAGTCTAAAGGGCGACCTTGTGATTCTTTCTTAGCGATAGCCCACGCATACTTCAAGGCTTGACCCTTGAAACCTGTTGCTTTGAGAAGTGTGACGAGACCCTTATCCGAGATGAACTTGGCTCCCTCGAACTTCTCTAGCGTTAGTGCGTTGGCTGGTGCTGGCGCGATTGCTGGTGTTGCTACTCCTAGACCTAGTGCTATTGCTAGTACTGGGCTTGTGAATAGTCCTGCCAGCCATACTTTGCCTCTTGTTGTTAGTTTCATAGTCATTTCACTCCATAAAGTCATTAGCAAGTTCCCCTGCCTTTGACTGTTGGTGACGGAGTCGGTGGAGATACCGCTCTGTCGTGTTAATCGACTGGTGTCCTAGACGTTCCTTGACCTCGTGCACATCTACCCCGTTCTTTAGCAACTGGGTAGCGTTAGCGTGCCGTAGATCATGGGTTCGAGGATTCCACCCGATTCCTGATTTGGCTATTGCTTTGTTCCATGTAGTTCTCCATACCCCACGTGGCAGGTGACACATGTCATCTTTCATGGTTCGCACTGCTTGGTTGCTTGGCTTTCGCCTTACCGCCTTACAGTCTTCGCACCTGCACCCGCCATGGGTGTAGGCGTATAGCGTTCCATGTTGGAACTGTTTTCCGTCTCTGGAGAAGGACTCCAAAGGGCTTTCTGTACCACGTGAAGATTCTAGTTTACCTGCTGTTAACGTAATGCCACGAGGGAAGAGCAGGTCTTCTTTCCGCATGTCGTTGAGTGAGACATAGGTCTTAATCTCTTGTAATAGGGCTTTAGACAGGCTTACAGAGCGTTTTTTACCCGACTTGGTGCCTTCTATGACCTTAAATCGCTCGCCCTTGCCATACACCTTGCCCAGTTCTGATACTCGGCGTTGGACATAGACCTCGCCAGTGTCGAAATTGAAGTCCTTGACCCTGAGTTCGGTCGCTTCACCAAAACGGCACCCACTGACTACGAGGAACGTGGCAAGTAACTTCGCTCCGTTACCGGAAAAAGATGGCAAGTTACTTATGATCTTCTTAAAGTCTTCTGGCTCTAGGACATTCTGTAGATCTGGCTGGTTAGCCTTGATCTTTAGTCCATGCGTAGGATTCGCGCCCATTGAGGGGTTTTCTTCCAGAACTGACTTATACATAGAACCAATACATGCCTTTACCTTAGAAAGAGTAGAAGGCTTTATACCCTCAGAGAGTAACTCTAGGATCAGACTTCGTACTATAGGCAGGGTTACTTGGTCTAAGGCATAGTGACCCAGATGATCTCGAACGTATGTTCGATAAGTTAGTTCATAGTTCTTCTTGGTGATAGGCATGAGATCGACTCTGGCTATCCATTTGGTGAAGTACTTGTCCACTGTCACTGCTCGGTGGCTCACGTTGACTGCGCCCGTCTTCTGGGCGATCGTGGCATAGGAGAGGGCTTCCTGCTCGTTGGCATACGTGCCAGCCGATACCCTCTTGCCGTTCTTGCGATAGTAACCTGTAAATCGGTTACCCCGTTTAACTACATAAGGCATAGTCCACCCCCTTCCTATTGGTTATCTTACTGATGAGTACGCTCGTTGTCGAACTACCTACAGACGGCACACACCTTGTTACTTACGCTTGACGTACTTGCGCTTGCTACGGGTGCTCTCTAAGTCCTTAGCAGTCGCACCCTTCTTGGTAGCCTCAGCCGTCAGCGCGTTGATCTTCTCTTGAATAACGTTGGCTTTGGTTGCCTCTTCTGCGATCTGTTTCTTGGTATGCAGGATAAGTTCTGAACGCTGGTACTGCTCTTCGTTGATCTGCTTCCACTCCTTACGAGCCTCTGCTAGATCGGTGAGGATAGCCTTCTTGGTTCGGTAACTCTTACCTGCATTGGAGTGCATAGGTCTGCGTGTTGGCTTCTCGGTAGTGATTACTACCTTGAGTCCATACTCTCGTGCTAGTTCTTGTAGTGCTTCGAGTTGATCTTGCTGAGTTGACATGGCTTTCCTTTGTTAGTTGGGTTTATTTTCGGTTTTATTCTTAGTTCTTCTAGTCTCTAACCATGGGTCGATCGTTGACTTGTTCCATAGAGGTTTGTTGCCCACTTGATGATCGGCTTCTGGAAGGGTGCCCCGCCTTCGATACACGAATAGAGTGTTGTATTCCAGACCCGATAACTGAGCGATGTCTTTGAGAGATAGGAGTTCGTTCATGCTTAAACACATTCTTTCTGTTGAGTTTCATTACGCTACCTGCTTTCGTGGTTGTCCACCTAGTTTTCTACGCTTTTCATACCTAGCCAGTGCTCTTCGTTCTACTGGTGTCATACCACCATAGATTCCATACTCGAAGTTCTCTTGCATGGCGAACTCTAAGCACTCACTTATCATGTGACACTTATGGCAAATCCGTCTTGCTTGTGATGCTTCTTCGGGTGTGTATCGGTCTGTCTCTTCATCTGTAGGAAAAAAGACACGAATACCCACTTCTTGACATGGAACATTGACGAACTCTTTAAGCATTACGCTCCTTGAGATAGTTGATGAAACTGTCCAGAGTTGCATTGAGATCAGAAGGTTCTAACTCCGCATTGACGAGCAAGATCTCGATGATCTTCATTAAGCCCCAGATCAGCATCTCTGGCTCTACATTGTTGTCGACCATAACGCTACTGAGATACTCGTTCGCTAGATCTTCTGCTAGGTCTAACGGCAACCCGTCTTCACGTTCACGTTCTTTGGCATAACCATGTATTACTCTGATGAACTCGTTAGCAATCAATACTGACTTGATAAGATCATCTCTATCTTGATGTTCTTTATCCATTGTTTGCTCCCTGTTTCTGTTGTGAGTTAAAACGCCTTAGTCGTTCGTCAGATACTTCTGTGAGAAGTTTGATGATCTCTTCTTCTGTGATCTCTAGATCAGCGTAGTCTTCTGGGTCATACTGAAAGTTATCTAGCAAGGACGTAAGTGCCGTATCTAAAATAAGTAACTCTTTGTCTTTATCCATTACTAGTCTCCAATACTTTTGAGGTAGGTTTCATTGAGTTGGTCGTACTTGGGTGAACCACTGTTGTTCTGGTGCCCTGTATCTTCTGAGCAATCAACACACTGTCCTGATACTGGTACGTTGCAATCACACTCACAGTTACACTGTGGGTCTGAGTTGAAATCTTCATCGAATAGCGACTCGTCAAGTAAGTCTTCATACATTTTTACTTGCCTCTCTCCACAATAAATGCCATGAGTTCTTGTGTAGCCACAAGTAGCATCTGCTGAGCCTTGATCTGCTCTTCAAGATAGGTCATTCGTAATCGCAGTTCCATTTCGATCTCTTCTGAGATCTTTTGGTGGTTCTTCTTACTCTTAAACATTAGTAACCCCCTAAACACTTTTTACTCTTGGTATGAAGTGGGATAGCGAGTTGCATCTCACCCTTCGTAGGTCTGTATAGATCTGTACCGCATGCCGAGCATCTATAGTGATACTCATCTGCTTCGAGATCGTGAACTATCCCTGCATGAATACTCTCAGCCATTGACTATCCCTTCGATCACTTGCCATTCTTGGCACTCTTCGCATGAACCTGATGCACGCTGAGTCTCACACTCACCGCAATCTGGCTCTTCTGCTCGCCACCACTGATTGAGATCATCCCATGGCTCTTCTGTGATGAAGTAACCCAGACGATTGACGATCGAGTATCCAGCACTTACTGAGGTACTGCCGTCATCTCCCTCAAGCCATGTCCACACTCGGTTCTCATCTACTTTGGTCTTGACGTATTCGAGTTCGTCTCCATAGGTCTCGAAGAGAATCCCACCCCATGATGCGTTGGGGTCGATGTGATTGGCTACTGGTTTGTACTTTGTGTACCACTCATCTTCTGTGATCGTACTCATTCGTCTTCCTCTTCTTCGTCATCTTCTGGGTCAGTGGAGTCATACACTGTTTCATTGACATGTCCGACGCAGATTTCAAGAGCATCATCACACACTTGAAAGGCTTGATCAAGATCGAGTTCCTCAAAGTCTGAGGAATCCCACCACGTAATAACTAGATCTTCATCTAAGTTATCTTTGTACATCTCTTGTAGAAGTTCGATTGCTTCTTTTGCAGTTTTAATCATAGTTACTCTTCCTTTTCTGTATCTTTGTATTGGTCTGCAGTAATCACATACTTACTCATGCGTTCACTGCTATTCGTGTCTGGGATAGATTGACTGTCTTGTATCTGATCTGAATTGTGTTGCTTGGAACTACATAGCCGACAATAAACCTACGACCCGTAGTGCCTACCACTACACCCTTGCGCCAGCCACCATAAGCGTTCACATAGGCATAGTCATTGACTCGAAGATTAAATGGTTCTTCTATGTTGATGTGTGTCTTGTTTGAGCATGCTTCTTTGATCTCTTCGCGCTTTGCGTAGAGTGATGCTTCGATGTCGAGACGTGCCTTAGCCTTCTTAAGTACCTTTTGTAAATCGGTATCGTCATACTGACCATGAAATACCGATAGCCACCATGTGTTGGTGTCTGGGTGCTCTTCCTGTATCCCGTCACGCCATGCCCACGCTCTGTGAGTGGCTACTACTTTGGTCTCACCCCTATTAGTACTTGAGTCTGCCTCACTCCGCGTTTGTGCTTGCTCACCAGTACTGTCTAGCACTGGTGCTATTGAGTACGTTCTGCTCTCAGTGATGAGCCAGTGACCTTTGTATGACTCTTCTTTGTAAGTTTTATCTGTAAGAGTGACGAACCCATAGTTTGCTAACGCAGGTAGTCCAGAGACGTAGTGTGTTACTACCTCTTTATTAAGTTGAGGATAGGTGTCCTCGTAATAAGTTATTACTGAATCTAGATACTTACTCATACCATTGAATCCCTTGCTTCGAGTACCTTCTCGACTAGTAGTTGCATAGTGCTGGTGTCTAGTTGGTAGTAACTAACTCGTGTTGCTTCGCCCTGATCGTTGCGCTTGTACTTCCAATCGACCTCGATGTTGTCCACCTTGTTACCGATGATAGTGCGAAGTGCATTAGTCACTGACTTAGCGATGCGTTCTGCTCGCTCTATCTCTTCACGCTCTCGGCGTTGTGCCTCTTCACGCTTGCGTGCCTCTTCTGCTTCTTTCTGTTTGGCTTCTGCTTCTGCATTAGCCCAGCGAGTTTCAAGTGGCGCATACTCAGCCACTACATCTTGTGCACGAGTAATCCAGTACATAGTTTCACCGAACTGATCTGACTTCACAAGATAGCCGACAGAACGTGCGCCTTTCTCAGCCTTCACGAATGTCGGGTCATCTGCATCTTTAGATCGGTATACCTCGTACGTGTACTTATCGAGGCTGATTAGTTCTGCCTTTGCTACATCTCTACGGCGCGTAGTCTCTGGGTTCTTCTTCTCATTGGAAGAGTAATCCCATGACGGAATCACTCCGTACTCGACACCAACTTTTAGATCTGCTGATTTCATGTTGTCTCCTTATGTTAGGCGTTTACTAGTCGGCGAGAGATCGCGTACTTAACGATCGCCTTTGCCATGATCACGAGATCGAATGGGTTAGATACAACACCACCGATCTCACAGTGGTGTGCGGTCTCTGGTGTCAGCACCACGCTGTCACCTACTGACTCTGGTATGTACGCGAAGGCAGTCAGTACACCAGCGCGAGATAACTTCTCGATCGCTTCATGGTTTGACTGGTTCCCGTCATGTGAGTACCACTCGCCGTCAGTGATGATGAAGAACACCTTAACCTTACGAGTGCTCTCAGCGAGAAGTTTGGTGGCGTATGCGATCGCAGTGCTTGGCTCTGTGCCACCACCACTGAACCCGTCACGAATCATTGAGTTTGCACGCTCTTTGGAATCGTATAGGACATGCGCCTCATCACTGAATGTCAGCACTGTTGTGCTGGCTTCGATGCGATCGAGAGCACGTTTGATTGCATACATAGCCCTGTTTGCGTTGGCAATCTTGTTGCCAGACATTGAGCCAGAGTTGTCGATCGCGATCACGCACTCGATGTCAGTTGCATCTTCTCGACCCTCGTTCCACTGATCGAAGATCGTATCGAATGACTCACCCTGTATGTAACGCCCGACATTGACTCGACCTGAGTTCTCGAATCTATCCCAGTTTGGTTCATGCTCGATGCGTAGTCGTTCGAGTTCACGACCGAATGATCGTGATGCATCTACTGTGACAGAGTCGGGAGCAACTTCACTGTAGCGCAAGCGAGAAGGGGTCTCAGAGTTATTAGTTTCGAGAAGTGGCTTGCCACTGATAACTCGAAGTATCTCGTTGATCTCTTCTGCAATACCTGACTCAGCAAGCACCTCACCCAGAGTTGTCGCGATCAGTTCGCCAGCATTACTGCCAGCGTTATTGCTTGGCTTGCCTTCACTCTCGTTGTCAGTCTCAGCATCTCCCTCAGAAGTAACTTCTGAATCGCCCGCGTTGTCGTTTGGAGTTACTTCATCTGTGGCTTCTGGTGCTGGTGCTTCGGGTTCTTCGTTATCGAGATCAGACCAGTCCACTTCATCTGCACTGATGACCTTGAGAGGCTCTTGCACTGGGGTCTCACGCCCGATCATGCGATCGCGTTCCTTCTCTTGCTGGCGTGGTGGTACAGGTCGTGAGGTTGATGACTCTAGCCCCTCAGCAGGTCTGCGACCATGACCGAATGGGTCGATGACTGCGACAGGAATCGCGCCCTCAGTTCCACCCTTGACTGCCTTGTACTTTTTAGCCTGACCTTCACCCTCACCTTCTCCTTCGCCCTCTGATTGAGGCAGGAGATCGTGATAACGCTCGATCAGTTCCTTTCCCTTCTCAGTATCAGCAGGGAATACCAGAGTGCGATACTCATCTACGATCGCGCGAAAGTCATCTACACGATCTTGGTATGGATAGAGATCACGAGACTCTTTGCGAATCTCTACTGGCAGATACTTGCGA